AAGCCAAAACAAGGAGTCTAGTACAAGGTACATGGACTCCTTTTTTTTAATGATTGTTTTTTAATTATCTTTGTTAAAAATTTAATTTAAACAAATGGACATTAGAAAAATTTCAATAGGTCCTGATTATAAAGAGGGAGCTATGCACTATCTTGTTGGTCAACAAGTATTAGGTGCCAATTATACTATTCATTTAATCAAGCATTACGAGGATTCTGATTCCATAAAAATATATATTGAAAAAAATAGTGAGGTTGTTTTGTGGAAAGAGTTCACAAACACAATGCCTATATCTATTGAGTACAATATAAACTTTTAAAATGAAATCTATTTATCAATTTATTGTAGAACCTAAAAATAAAAGGAGATACGACAACATCAAAAACATAGGGGGTATTGACTTTATAACTAGCACATCGGAAGAGGATGTGTCTACATCTAATAGAGAAGCTATTGTTATTGAAACCCCTTTAAATTACTGTGGACCTATTGAAAAAGGTGACACGCTATTAGTTCATCACAATGTCTTCAAGTTCTATAATGATATGAAAGGAAGGCGTAAGAGTGGTAAAAGTTTTTTGAAAGATAATATTTTTTTCTTAGACCCTGACCAATTCTTTGCTTATAAAAAAGATGGCAAGTGGCACGGGTACGATAGATATTGTTTTATTAAACCTGTTCCTGTAACCGACAGCTATATATTTAAACCTTTTACAAAAGAACCACTGATGGGAGAGATGGTAATTATAAATGAAGGATTAAAAAATAAAGGTGTAGAAGCAGGTGATACTGTTTGTTATAAACCAAACCAAGAATATAAATTCAATGTAGATGGTGAAACTATTTACAGGATGTATGACCACTCAATAACTTTAGTCGTATGAGCAATAAAGAAATTAAGTTAAAAATAATAGAGGCGGGTCATCAAGCGGTGGAACAGCTTATTAAAGTTGCAAAAGAAAAAATAATAAAGCCCGACCCGGAAGATGACCTTGCTGCCGATAGGTTAAAGAATGCTGCAGCTACAAAGAAGCTAGCTATATTCGATGCATTTGAAATACTTAAAAGAATTGAAGAAGAAAAAGAATCTTTAGAAGAAACTTTACCTAATAATAAGATAGATACTAAACAGGGATTTGCTGAAAGAAGGTCAAAATAACGAACTATATAGGTTGCTTAACAACGTAGTACCAAAAAGCGTACTATCAAATAAGAACAGGAATAGGTCTTGGATTTATGGATATAATAGCAAGTACGACATAGTTGTAATATCAAAGACAGGAGAGATAGGTGATGTCATTGAGGTGTCAGGTTTAAAGATTGCTTTACCTAAAGCACCTAAAGAATGTATTCAAAGGCACACAGATAAAAAACAACAGTATTGGGAAAGGCAAGATATACCAAAGCAACTATCTAAAATTCAATCTATATTCCAATGGAATGAAATGCCATCTGAATTTAAATCTAGGTGGGTTGATTATATAGAGCAAGAGTTTGACTACAGAGAAGAGGGGTGTTGGTTTATGAATCGTGGAGTGCCTACATATATTACAGGTGCACACTATATGTATCTGCAGTGGACTAATATAGATGTTGGATACCCTGACTACAGAGAGGCTAATAGGTTACTATATATTTTTTGGGAGGCTTGTAAGGCTGACAAGAGAAGTTTTGGTATGACATACCTTAAGATTAGGCGTTCAGGTTTTTCATTTATGTCATCATCCGAGTGCGTTAATACAGGAACTCTTGCAAAGGATGCTAGGGTTGGTATATTATCAAAGACAGGTTCGGATGCTAAGAAGATGTTTACAGACAAGGTTGTACCTATAAACAGTAGGCTACCTTTCTTTTTTAAACCAATTATGGATGGTATGGATAAACCGAAGACAGAGCTTGCCTATCGTGTACCCGCATCCAAGATTACAAAAAAGAATATGTATGACTCTGATGAAGATGAAATACAGGGACTAGATACAACAATAGATTGGAAGAACACAGACGACAACAGCTACGATGGTGAAAAGTTATTATTGCTAGTACACGATGAGAGTGGTAAGTGGTTAAAGCCTAACAATATATTAAACAATTGGCGTGTAACTAAAACGTGTTTACGTTTAGGTAGTAAGATTATAGGTAAGTGTATGATGGGTTCAACATCAAATGCTTTATCTAAAGGTGGTGATAATTTCAAGCATCTTTATTATGACTCAAATGTATTTGAACGTAACTCCAATGGTCAAACCAAAAGCGGTATGTATTCTTTGTTTATTCCAATGGAGTGGAATATGGAAGGATTTATAGATAGATACGGAATGCCTGTTTTAGAAACGCCACCTGTTGAGGTGTTAGGCATTGACAATGAAATGATTTCTATGGGAGCTATTGAGTATTGGGAGAATGAAGTTGATTCATTAAAGAACGACCCTGATGCACTAAATGAATATTACAGACAGTTTCCAAGGACAGAGTCACACGCCTTCAGGGATGAGAGCAAGCAATCTCTATTCAATCTAACAAAGATATACCAACAGATAGACTATAATGATGGAATGATTACGGACCAATATGTAACACGTGGTTCGTTTAGTTGGAAGAACGGAATTAAAGATAGTCAAGTTGTTTTTAATCCTGATAAGCGTGGAAGGTTTTTTATATCTTGGGTTCCAAACAAAAACCTACAGAACAATATAATATCAAAGAAAGGCGTAAAGCATCCCGGCAATGAACATATAGGAGCATTCGGATGTGACTCATATGATATATCGGGGACTGTTGGAGGAGTTGGCTCTAATGGTGCGTTACATGGACTAACAAAGTTTAGTATGGAAGAAGCACCAAGTAACGAATTTTTTTTAGAATACATAGCACGACCACAAACAGCAGAGATATTTTTTGAAGATGTCCTTATGGCTTGTGTGTTTTATGGTATGCCAATACTTATAGAGAATAACAAACCAAGGTTATTGTATCATTTTAAGAACAGGGGGTACAGAGGATTCTGTATGAATAGACCTGATAAAGTATTTACAAAACTATCTAAGACAGAACGTGAGCTCGGAGGTATACCTAATAGTAGTGAGGATGTTAAGCAGGCACACGCAGCAGCTATTGAGTCTTATATTGAAAAACACGTTGGATTAAAAGGTGAAGAGGGAGACATGAACACAATGCCCTTCAACAGAACTCTTGAGGATTGGGCTAAGTTTGATATAAGCAACAGAACAAAATATGATGCGTCTATTAGTTCGGGACTTGCAATTATGGCGTGTCAAAAACACCTATATCAGCCCGGAAAAAAAGAATCAAGAATAATGATTAACTTTGCAAAGTACACAAATACCGGTAACATAAGTCAAATAATTAGATGAAAGATGTAAAACTAAACATTTCATCTGCAGGGTTTCCTAGTCAATTTGCCTCGGACTCAGAAAAATCTACTGTTGAGTTTGGTCTTCAAATAGGTCAAGCAATACAGTATGAGTGGTTCAGGAAAGATGGGAATAGTTGTAGATATTATAATCAATGGAGAGAGTTTCATAGATTAAGATTATACGCAAGAGGCGAGCAATCTATAAGTAAATATAAAAGTGAACTAGCAGTAGATGGGGATTTAAGTTATTTAAATCTTGATTGGACTCCCGTTCCAATTATACCAAAGTTTGTTGATATCGTTGTAAACGGTATGGCAGATAGGTTGTTTAAAGTAAAGGCTTATGCACAGGATGCTATGTCTCAGGCTAAACGTTCTAAGTATCAAGATATGGTTGAGGGACAAATGGCGGCTAAAGATGTATTACAGATAATACAATCACAAACAGGGGTAGACCCATTTGTTGTGCCTGCTGAAGAACTTCCTGCAACAGACGAAGAGTTGTCTTTATATATGCAGTTAAACTATAAACCTGCAATTGAGATAGCTGAAGAAGAAGCTATTAACACTTTACTTGAGGAGAACCATTACTTAGATTTACGTAAGCAATTTGATTATGACTTAGCTGTACTAGGAATAGGGGTAGCTAAGCACGAGTTCTTGCCGGGCTCAGGAGTAAAGGTGTCTTATGTTGACCCTGCTAACGTTGTGTATAGCTATACAGAAGACCCTCACTTTAAGGATTGCTTTTATTGGGGTGAGATAAAAACAATGCCAATAATAGACTGTAAAAAAATTGACCCT